TATGTTAGCAGGAATGATTAAACAAGTGAATCAAAATGTTCAAAAAACTTACAATATAGGAAAACCTCAATTCCTAACCGTACCAAAAGTACAAAATTACGGTAAAAAGAAAAGAGGATATCTAAACAGACTAAATAAATTACAAAAACAATTTAATTTAAAAGACAATGACACATTAGCCAAATATCACCAGTCATTTTGGGAAGAGTTTATATTTAATGCATCAAAACAATACAATTATAAGATACCGAATAGGGTTTTAATCAATTTAACAAAGAGGTGGGCTTTCTTTGACAAGTCATATAAGATACCTACGATGAAAAAAGACATTAAAAACAAAAAATTTCTCGATTGGGCGTTATCATTTGATAAAAATGACCATCAAAAATGGGTAAAAGACAATATGAAACCTTTCGAGGTATTGTTTTTCGATGTAGGAGCTGAAATATTAAAAAATATAGGTGGATTTTTGTCAGTATCACCAGATAAAGCAGTTCAACGTATCAGAAAAGATGTAATAAATGCAATATCAGTAGTGAAAAAGAGTAAAGATGTTAAAAAAATAGAAACTTTAAAGAATCAAGTAGACAAATTAAATAAAATCGGAGGATTATCTTCGATTGTACCATCAGAGGGTATAGTTTTTAAATATAAAGGTAAAACATATAAGTTTACAGGTGCTTTTGCACCCATAAATCAAATTTTAGGGTTATTAAATTTTTAGGAGTAGTTATGGCAGGCTATAGTAAAGAGAATAAACGTCAAAATGACGCTTTACAATCAATTTTAAGAGGAGGAACACCTGAACAAAAAATTCAAGTAGGTTATACGGGAAAAAAACAGAAATCAGGTGACCAAATAGACAGATTATCTGATATAATGAAAGAAGCTCGAATGCCTTGGTTCTGTCCTAAGTGTGAAAAGGTTATGAAACATAGAATGGACAACAAAACTTGGGCTTTGTACAATCATTGTTTTGATTGTCAGATAAAATTAGAAAATAAGATGAGAATTGATGGAACTTACGATGAATGGAAAGAAAATAACATAAAAGAGAGTAAGTTAGCCTATATTAAAGACCAAAGAGCTCAAATTAAAGAATTTAAAGAACAAAATACACCAGAGTTCTTTGAACAATTCAGACCTGACGGATATTCAGTTGATAAAGACAAATGGACAATGAATGCTGAAGAGATGAACAAAAAAGCTGATGAATATTTAGAATTTTTAGATAAATTAGAGGAATCTCTAGTTTAACATATTTATATACAGGAAGATAGATGATTCAAGATAAAGAAGTTTACGTAATAAGAGGAAAAGAACTCAAAGACTTAATTTCATTATTATCTGACCTAAAATTTGTAGCACTTGAGTACGCTAAAACAAATCAAACAGAAATGGATGAAACTGAAAAAATTTATGACGATATGATTGATAGTATGCTACAATCAAAATTATTTAAGACATTTAATTATGAAGATTTACAACAAGAATTTTCATTTAATGAATTACTTAAAAATGCCGGTTTAAAAATACAAAGGAGAAACTAAATGGCAGAGACAACACGAGGTTCCGGAATAAGAACAGACGTATCAAGTCGTAGTCCAAGAGCTTTCGTACCAGCAGCTAAATACAATAAAATAGTTGAGTTTGGTGCAGGTGATTACTACCTATCTGGTTCAAATGGAGGTTCACAAGGATTCATAGTACAGACAGCAGGTACAACGGTTCTTCATCCAGTTGAAGGTGCCCCAATTAATGCAAGTGCTATAAATGCTAAAGAAGTTTACGAAATAGGACTTAGTAGAATCACTGGAAGCGGAACGGTATCTGTATTATACTAATATGGATAGAAATTCAAAAGGACAACTTAAAGATGTAATCAAACAGGAGTATGTAAAGTGTGCTTCTGACCCTGTTTACTTTTTAAAAAAGTATTGTATGATACAACACCCTATAAAGGGTAAAGTTCCTTTTTCATTATACGACTTTCAAGAAAAGACCGTTGGAGAATTTGTAAATAATAGATTTAATATTATTTTAAAAGCTCGTCAGTTAGGTATTAGTACCTTAACAGCAGGTTATTCTTTATGGATGATGACGTTTCACCAAGATAAAAACATCTTGGTTATTGCTACAAAACAAGAGGTAGCAAAAAACTTGGTGACAAAAGTTCGTGTAATGCACGCTAACTTACCAAGTTGGTTAAAACAACCTTGTGTTGAAGATAACAAATTGAGTTTAAGATACAAGAACGGTTCTCAAATAAAAGCTGTTTCGAGTGGTGAGGATAGCGGTCGTTCAGAAGCTCTATCATTATTGATACTTGATGAGGCTGCTTTTATTGAAAAGATTGATGGTATATGGGCAGCAGCTTCTCAGACGTTATCAACTGGTGGTCAATGTATAGCTTTATCAACACCTAACGGTGTGGGTAATTGGTTTCACAAAACTTGGATGGACGCTGAAGACCATTTAAATGATTTTAATTTTATTAGATTACACTGGACGGTACATCCTGATAGAGAACAAGAATGGAGAGATGAACAAGATACACTATTGGGTCCTTCATTAGCGGCTCAAGAATGTGATTGTGATTTTATCACTTCAGGTCAAAGTGTAGTTGATGGTATTATACTCGAAGAGTATAGAGAAAAACAAGTAAAAGAACCAATCGAAAAACGAGGTATTGATTCAAATGTTTGGATATGGGAACCTCCTAACTACACAAAAGATTATGTCGTTTGTGCTGACGTAAGTCGAGGTGATAGTACAGATTACTCAGCCTTCCATATATTAGACGTAGAGACTTTAGAACAGGTAGCTGAGTATAAAGGTAGAATGTCTACAAGAGATTATGGTAATCTTTTAGTAAATATAGCGACTGAATATAATAATGCTTTATTAGTGATTGAGAACAACAACATAGGTTGGGCTACGATTCAACAAGTCATTGATAGAGAGTATGAAAATTTATTTTATATGAGTAAAGATTTACAAGTTGTTGATGTGCATAGACAAATTAATAATAAAATAAATAGAATGGAAAAACAACTTGTACCAGGATTCACAATCACCTCTAAAACGAGACCTTTAGTAGTCTCTAAGTTAGAAGAATTTTTTAGAGAAAGAGCTGTTACGGTTCATTCTCAAAGATTGATTGATGAATTATTTGTATTTATTTATAATGGTAGCAGAGCAGAAGCAATGTCAGGATATAACGATGACTTAGTGATGTCTTTTGCTATGGGTTTATGGATAAGAGAGACAGCTCTCAGATTAAGAGCTGAAGGAATAGAATTACAAAAGAAAGCAATGAATAGTATATCATCAAATCAAGGTGTATATACACCAACAAATAACCAGAATGATTCTTGGAAATGGGAAACAGGTAAAAAACGAGAATCGTTAGAGTGGTTAATCAATTAAAGAGGTAAAAAATGGCTGACACAGGCTTAAGAAGCAGATTATTAAGACTATTTTCTACAAACGTAGTAGTAAGAAATGTAGGAGGTAAAAAACTCAAAGTATCAGACACGAGTCGTACTCAAGCATATCAGAAAAGTAATCTAATCGATAGGTATCAAAAAATATTTACAGGTGTAGGATTAAGTGGCTACTCAGACGCCCTAATGACTAAGACGATGAGACTGAACTTGTTTAAAGATTATGAGTCTATGGATAGTGATGCTATAATTTCCTCAGCTCTTGACATTTATGCTGACGAATCTACGATGAAATCAGAATACGGTGATGTTTTAGAAATCAAAACTGATAATGACCAGATAAGAGAAATATTACATAATTTATTTTATGATGTAGTGAATATTGAATTTAATTTATGGCCTTGGGTTCGTAATATGTGTAAGTATGGTGATTTCTTTTTGAAATTAGAGATTGATGATAAATATGGTATTACAAATGTTGTACCTCTTTCAGTTTATGACACATCAAGAATTGAAGGAATCGACCCTGAGAATCCTGAATATGTTAAATTTTTAGTTGAATCAACAACAAGTGAACATAGATATAAAGCTGAACGTTCCTCAACAAGGACAGAATTAGAAAATTATGAAGTAGCTCACTTCAGATTATTATCAGATTCAAATTATTTACCTTATGGTAAGTCTCAAATCGAGGGTGGTAGAAAAACTTGGAAACAAGTAACATTGATGGAAGACGCTATGATGATTCATAGAATTATGAGAGCTCCTGAAAAAAGAATTTTTAAACTTGATATAGGTAATATACCTCCCGCTGAAGTTGATAATTATATGCAAAAGGTTATCAATAAGATGAAAAAAGCTCCTGTTGTTGATGAAGACACTGGTGATTACAACTTACGATACAATATGCAAAACATAACAGAAGACTTCTTCTTACCAGTACGAGGTGGTGATAGTGGTACGAGTATCGATTCATTACCAGGTTTGACTTATGAGGCTACAGAAGACATTGAGTATCTTAAAAATAAATTATTATCATCTCTTAGAATACCTAAAGCGTTTTTAGGATTTGAAGAAAATGTTGGTTCTAAAGCAACTTTAGCTGCTGAAGATGTAAGATTTGCTCGTACAATAGAAAGAATACAAAGAATAGCTATAAGTGAATTAACAAAAATGGCTATCGTTCATTTATATGCTCAAGGGTATCAAGATGCTGATTTAGTTAATTTCGAACTTGCTTTGACAAGTCCCTCAACAATATACGAACAAGAAAAGATTGAACTCTGGA